GAGTATATTACCGCCCACCTATAAGGGGAGCATACAATTACCAATCCTTTCGTTCTAATGATTTGAAGCGTTCAGTGCCATACGATTTGACACCTTTATCATCAGTCGTAACGCAGGTGAAGCAACTATGATAAGGGCTAATAGTTCGCTTGAGACCTATGGGATCGCCATGTATTTCTACTTCGACCTCAATGGAGTCATTACCGTAAGCATGTGATTTAGACATGGCTTTGATTTGCCGTAATGTCATTGTGGAATGCCAACTGATTTCGTTAGAATATCCTACGATTTCC